GGAAAGATAAGATAGATGTTTATTCAAGTTATGAAACTGTTTCAACTGGTTAATGGCTAAGAAAAGAAAAATAAAACCTAGAATTAGATATGATCTTAAAATTATATCCTGGTGTATGAACAATGGATATAAATTGTATCCTGTTCCTGAAGGTAATAACTTTAGAATTGTATTAGAATACAAAGGATCTAAAAAGAAATCTGAATTGGTTTATAATAAAAAGAAATGGAGTGATAGAATATGGGAAGTCTACGGATTAATATATGATAATAAATGCCTAGAAAAAAAGTAGAGAGAAAATATATGAAGAAGACCGATGGACGAAAGAACAACGGTCAGAAGCGTGGAGATGCTGTTGTCAGGAGAACTATGGCTACTCCTGCCAATATCAATAAAGCAAAAAAGAATAGATCTAAAATGCTTGCTACAGGTGCTATTAAAGAGGTTTACGGATCTGAAGAAGCTTTCTGGGTTATGGTAGCAGAGAATGCTAAAGATTCTCAGTTTGATAGAAAAATGATATTAGAATATATATATGGTAAAGCTAGAGATAATGTAGATGCTTCTTCTAATAATGATAAAGTAGATATCTCTATTATGAATTTCTTTCAAGGTACACCAAAGATAGAAGAGAATACAATTGATATAGAATCAGAAGATGAAGACACCCAAACTTAATAGTAAGTACCAGGCTTTTGGTAATGACTCTAGATACTTTATAGTAACAGGAGGAAGAGGATCCGGTAAATCATTTGCCGCTAACGTATTCTTATTACTATTAACTTATGAAAGAGGACATAAGATTCTATTCACTAGATATACAATGGTATCAGCAGCTTCATCTATTATTCCAGAATTTATAGAGAAGTTAGAAATTATGGGTGTGGTCGAGGACTTTAGAATAACTAAAGACGAGATCACAAACATCAAGACAGGATCTGGTATTTTATTTAAAGGTATCAGAACAGCTTCAGGTAATCAAACAGCAGCTCTAAAATCATTAAATGGTATTACTACATTTGTTTTAGATGAAGCAGAAGAATTAACAAATGAAGATGACTTTGATAAGATAGATCAGTCTGTTAGGGTTAAGAATAAACAGAATAGATGTATCCTTATATTAAATCCTACTACAAAAGAACATTGGATATACAATAGGTTTTATGAGAACAGAGATATACCAGATGGACACAATGGTTTAAAAAACAGTATAACTTATATACATACAACCTACAGAGATAATGTAGAGAACCTATCTATCTCTTTCTTAAATCAAATACAAGACATAAGAAGAAGAAGACCAGAGAAATATACTCATCAGATACTCGGGGGCTGGTTAGAGAAACAGGAAGGGGTTATCTTTAGGAACTGGAGAATAGGAGAATTTAATGAGAACTATGATATATATTATGGGCAAGACTTTGGATTCTCTATAGATCCAACAGTCTTAACTAAACTAAGTATAGATAGAAGAGGAAGAAGAATATATTGTAAAGTAATGTATTGTAAACCTGGACTATCTACAACTCAGATAGCAGACTTTAATATAAGATATGCAGGGCCACACTTGATTATTTGTGACTCAGCTGAACCTAGACTTATAAATGAAGTTAAACTTAAAGGAGTTAATATTAGACCTACTATAAAAAGAAAAGGATCTATCTTATCAGGTATTGCTCTTCTTCAAGACTTTGATTTAATTATAGATCCTGATTCAACAGAATTAGTTAAAGAATTAAATAATTATGTTTGGGCCACTAAAGGCCAAACAAAACCAGTTGATCGTTGGAATCACTGCCTCGATTCAATTCGCTACGCAGCTCAATACGCTTTAGAAGGATTCTCTAAAGGGAACTATTCTATTCGTTAAACGCAATAGGGTTAGACTCTTAAACGCAGTAGGGTTGAGTTCTTAAACGCAGTAGGTTTCCCGCTGAACTCAGTAGGCTATCAGATCCACCTCTGGTGTCACCTCTGTTGTCTCGAAGTAGATCTCTGTTCATACTTCAAAGATACAATTAATTTAACATTATCTTAACATTAAATTAACATTGGACAAAAAAATAGTTCGTACTATTGTATCAAACATTAAAAATAATATATGAAAAAAGTTGAAAAGTTTATTAGAGAGACTTCAAATGGGAAGATCTTCAGCGCAACATTCGTTAAAAAGAATGGTAACATCAGAACTATTCATTGTCGCAGAGGCGTCAAGAAAGGTCTGACTGGTAAAGGTATGTCTTATGATCCTGGATCTAGAGGCCTACTTGTTGTCTATGATTTATCTAAAAAGAATTATCGTATGATAAATTTAGCTAAATTAATTGAAGCTAAAGTTAATGGTTTAATTTATAAATTTATTTAATATGGAGCAACCTTATAAAAAAGTGATAGAGTTCTACAAGAACTCATCACCTAAACAACATCAATACTTTTTAAATCTGATTAGTGATCAAATGACATTCTTTAATCAGGAAACTAGAGAAGAGTATGAATTAGATCCGGAATGCTTTACTGATTTTAATGGTATATTTCATCAATTAAATCTTAAGACTACACAAGGTTACAGAAACATAGCAGTTCAAAGGGAATTAAGCCTCCTATCTTTAATAAATAAAGAAAAGGAGTCTACTCCTACTCTTGAGCCACACGAATTAATTGCCTCTATTATTTGCAGGTATTGTAAATGGGATGGAGCGTTTATCTTCAAGCTTGCAGAGGAATGTTTTACAGATTGTAATCACCATACTTTTAACAAAGCTTTCAAGAAGCTTTGGGAAAAGGAAATATTAAAAACAGATAACATTAATAAAAAAGATAAAGATGAAAGCAATAATAAATAAGATTAAAGAATATAATAACAAGTCAATGCGAAACGTTAAGAATACTAGAAAAGAACTTGACAACGATATTAAGATTGAAGTTAGTTCAACCTGGACTATTAAAGGTGACGCAAAAGAACATAGAGAGGTTCTAGCGAGCTTAGAAATATATTCTTATACTATCACTGAAGAAGAACTAAAAGTTCTTGTAGAGTCTCTTAAAATGATTTATTCAAATCATCCAGACGGAGACATTAAAATGTATGTTACACATAATCACGAATACTTAAATTGTTAATATGAGAAAGTGTAACAAATGTGGAACTGTAATCCAACAGAAAGCAAAACAATTATTTTGCTATAATTGTAAAGGGTATAAATTACCTTATGAAACTTATAAGTTTTATTCAATATCAAATCAATTTAATAATAAATAAAAATGAAAAATAATAATATTAAAGTAATTAAAATAGTTAGACCAATGAGACTTTGGTTTAAGAACTTCAGAACATTAATAAAAGATATTTTTAATCCTGGAGAATCAATTCATAAATGGTTAAGGTATCCAATGTATGCTGTAGATAAAAAACATAAAGAAATTATCTTAGCGGGATTAATGGAAGAATTAAATCAAGAAATAGAAATTAAGAATTATGACTTATAGAGAAGATATCCAAAGAATTGAATCTCAGAGCCTGAGATTAATTCTAAATAATCAAGCCAGTAAAATAGACGAATTAAGAATAGAAGCTGTTACACTTCATTCTAGAATAGAAGTCTTGTTAGCTAAAGTAGAAGTCCTGGAACAAAAAATAGAACAGGACATAATTAATAATAAAGTAAATTAAATAAAGTTATGAGTAAAAATAATCACACTTACATTCACGGCATTGATGGGATCCACGGATCCGATGGAGAGGTTTATGTGAGTTATGCAAACGATAAAGAATTAACAATAGACTCAGAAAGTCTCTGGTTTTTTCTGCCTGATTTAATTAAGGTAGCAATAGAACAAAAGAAAATTAGTAATGAGATCCAAGACTTACATATTGAATCAGCTGTAAAATTATTAAAGGATACACTTGACAAAGATTCTTAAACGCAGTGGGGTTGCCAACTTCATTAAACGCAGTGGGGTTGGCACTTCATTAAACGCAGTAGGGTTTTCATTAAACGCAGTAGGGTCACCCCTCCAAAATCAAATGTTAAAATTCTGTTAAAATTTTGGTGGATAAAAATATTTTTTGTATTGCCTATTTTTTGTGGCCGTTTCATTTGCGCAATTTAGAAACGTTTTAAATAGTTTAGATAGCGTCAAATGTTAACAATTTGTTAACATTAGCAAACTAATTTTATATATATATTTGTGATTCACTTTAAAAAAATAAATATGAATTATCAAAAACACATTTGGGAAGGTTGGACAATACAAGACTTTATTAATGATTTAGAAATAAGTTTTAAATATCGAACATTCAAAAACAAAAAACAATTAAAAAACTGGTGCAAATCTGAGCAACCATATTATAAAAAACACATTCCAGAAGTTTATAAACATTTTTTAAATAAAACTAATCTAAAAAAATAAATATGTCTAATTTTAAAAACACACTAGAAAAAACCATTAACGAGATCGACGGGTTCCGAGTTCCTAAAAAATTATTAAGCCAAGGAATGACGAACGCCAAAACCAAAAAGAATAAGTTAAAAACTTTTATTCTTTATTT